CGAAGCGTGGGTCGATGATGACACCGTGTTGGGTGATGCCTGTGGTGTAGGCGTTGACGTCGGTTTGGAGTCCTGGGAGGATTGCTGGTTGTTGGCCGAGGTCGAGTGCTTGGGTGAGTGAGTGGAGTGCGGTGCCGATGTTGGCTTTGCTGGATGCACCTGCCGCTTCGATGGCTTGTTGCACGATGCGATCCAACGCACCTTTGTCTTCTAGTGCTGCTGATGCTGCGACGAGCAGGTCGTTGCGATGCACGAGTCCTGTCGCAGTCATGCGACCCTTCCATGCTGTCAGTGCACCTTCATCGTCCAAACATTTGGCGATGGTGGTGACACGCGGGAACGATGTTTCTTTCCCTGTGCGTGTCTTGATGAGGTAGCGACCCCAACGGTCTTTGGGTGCTTCACCCGTGGTGAATGTGTCGGCGGTAGTCATTCGTTTTCTCCTTGTTGATTGCGGGGCTAACTGGGATTTCAGAGCATACCTTATCGGGGCGGTGTTGGACGGTCAAGCATCCTTAGAAGTTCTGCCCACAACTTGGCAGGCATGATGGCATACCAGTCGTCAACGTCTTCTGATCCACGGCGTTTGACGATGACTGCCCCAGTCCAAGCACGGGCGTTGCCCATCTCGGCTTCAAGCTCTCGCAGGTAGCCAGGTAGGTCAATCTTCTTCTCGGCTTTGATTTCAATGCAGACACCTGGGATGCCGTCAATGTCACCTCGGTCATCAGTCCAACCAGCACGACTCCGCTCAGCATTCACCCATCCGTACTTTCGTAGCCATTTGGCTACTAGAAGCTCCGCTCGGTTGCCTTTGCGTTTATTGGGATGGGCCACGGTTACGAATCCTACGACGAGCCTCACGACGTCTTTCGGTGGTGGTCATACCACCCCACACGCCAACCTCTTCGTTCTTGATTGCATGCTCAAGACAATCAACACGCACCGGGCACCTGTTGCAATACGTCTTGGCTTCAATCACCAGGCGTCGCACACCTTCCTCAAAGAACAGATCGCCGGATAACCCGAAGCAGGTTGCGAGTCGGTACCACTTCGGATGTTTCCCGATGTAGACGTTGTCTTCGTTAGACCAGTTAGCGATTGGTTCGTCGGTCATGTTTCCTGAGCGAATCTTTGATGTGTTGACTTTGTTTGTCCTGTTTGTCTTGCGACAACCATTTGACCACGAAGTACAGCGACACCACTTGGGTGGTGATAAAGAACAACCACTCGAATCGTGTGATTGTTTCCTCGGGGAACCTTGGCATAAACAACCAAACGATTGTCCATGCCAACATGATTGGTCCTACGATGACCACTTTTTCCATCGGTTTCATACAGCCTCCTTTTGGCTGAATGCGACCTTACGGCACTACTGGGTCAAGGTGTTGGATGCCAGTTCGTGGGTTGTCCACTGAGTCCAGGTGCCGTACTCCCAGATGGCTAGGGCGGCCCGAGCTGCGGTGGCAGGGTCAAGCAAGTTATCGCAAGTGCTAACAAGTCCAATGGTCTGTAGATAGCCGTCCGGGTAATACTTGCTGGGCAGGCACCAAGACTTGGTGTGGATCTGGAACGCAGTCCAACTGACCCCATTGTCTCCGCGGACATCCATCCGGCATCGGGACTCGAAGTAGGTGACTGCCCCAACCATTGGCAACTCAGTCTCAGGCCAGCCAACCTCACGGGCTAGGTCCATCCACCCTGGGCAGGATTGGCCGTCAGGCGTCTCCAAATCGCGTAGGAGAGGCTCTGCTGGCTGTGCTGGGGCAAGTGTCGTGATTGCCACTGGAACGCTTGTAGAAGCCTGTGGTGAGATTTCTGGGGCGTCTGCGGCTATCGCTGGGACAAGCCCAAGTAGAGCCCCGAAGGCAATGGCTAGGGCGATGGTGAGGGTCTTCATGAGTGGTAATCCCTTCAAGATGTAACCGCATCAGCCAAGGAGGAAACTGATGCGGGGCCGTCAACTCTTTTCCCGCCGAGGCAGAGGACTGACCACTGCCCAGCATACTGGACACCTCCTTGGGATGTCCAAACCGAACCCTACCTGAAGTCGGTGGGGAGCACAATCCTTATCTTGACGACCATTCCGACCGGGACGCACAGCACCCCATCTACCGAATAGTCAACACCAATGCTTTGAGCCAAGACAACATGATCAGGTTTGGCGTCTTGCATCAGCCAACCTATGGACTTCACTTGGTATGCCTCTTGGTCTAGGTCCTCGATGTCCATCCAAGCGTTCTCAGCGTGGGCATCCAGCCAGGTCAGTTCAACTATTTTGGCGTTACTCAGGTCAGCCATACCACGTACTCCGCAGTCACTTGCCCTTTGTCTGGGTTGACGAAGTGCAGTCGTTGTGATGGTTTGCCGGTGGCGGCCACGAACTCTTTGGCGTACTCGGAGTCTGATTCAATGCTGCCGGATACGAACACGCGGCCACCGTTGGCAAGGGTCATCGTGATGTTCTGGTGGTAGTGGCCCATGTAGCAGTCGTTGAAGTCGGCGATCACTCCTGATGCCCAGGCGTTGACCTTGCGCATGATGCCGAACGCTGGCACGTTGCCTCCGAACGATTTGACTTCATCGCCGTGGACTAAGAGCACGTGGTAGTTGCCGATGGAGAAGGTTTGATACCAGGCTTCGGAGTGTTGCCAGATGACTGGCAGGTCTTTGGTTCGGTCTTGGGCGATGCGGTACGCCATCCGGTCGACGTTGTCACCTGCGTAAGTTCCGTCGCCGTAGCGGCCGAGGCGTCCGTGGTTGCCCCATTCGCAGACGATCCGCAACGGTTTAGCAAAGTTGGCTTGCAGGGTGCGCACCATCTGCTCAATGATTCGAGCGGTCTCAAAGAGCTGCTCAAATAGGTGTGCTTCAATCTCCCACACTTGGCTGGGGAACACGTTGCCGCCACCTTCCACCATGTCGCCACCCAACATCAAGACGCATTCGTCTACCGGGTGGTCTTTGCGTTGGATGTCGGTGAGGGCGATGACTTTGTCGGTGAACTCTGCGATGCGCCGATCAGCAACCTGAATGTTGTACGAGGCTGTCCGTTTGCCTAACTGCCAGTCGGTTGCGTGAACCAAGGCAACTTCGTGCCCTTTGCGTCGCTTATCCACGGCAGGCCGCTTGACAGTTGCGCCTCGCCCAGATGCCTTAGCGGCCTCATAGGCGGCCTGGTAGATGGCTCCGACGATGTCGTCGGTTCGACGCTTGTTTCGGGCGGCTTCCGCTTGGGCTTTCTTGAGGAGCTTTTGAAGTTCGTCAACTTGGGCCTGCTCGTCGTACTCGCTCATGAAGAAGCAATCTCGCCACGAATCCGAGCCAACGCCGTGTACGAAGCAGGGAACCCTTTGTTCTTCAAGACCCTGTGGATGACTGCGTTGTTGATGCCTGGGTCTTTGCAGGCTTTCTCAAAGTCTTTCCAACCTGCATCACCAAGGAACTCACGCAGTCTTGAATCAAGCTTATTTGCGTTTGGTCGCTTTGATTGCTCCAGTTTTAGTGCTTCTAGGAACTCTCCCATTGCCTGTCTCCTCTATGTGCCATTGAAGGTGTGAATCCACCTTACCTTCCACACGGTCTACCGTGTTGGACACTCGGTCGAGTACGTCCATGACTTTGGCGTGGTCATCACGGTTCTCACGCCTGAACTGTTGGATGATTGCGACGATGATTGAGGCAACTGCGGCACTCACGCCGACAATGAGGAATGCCCAACCCTGGTCAAGCATTGTCTTCTGCTGGTTTGTTGGCGAGCCATTCCTTGACGGCTGCCGGTACGGCATCGCCGCAGACATACCGCAGATGCCACGGCTCTGACTGCAACTCCCAAGAGAACCCGAACTTATCGGCGTTGGCCAACAGCCAATCGAGTCGCTTGCCGGATGCGTTGGCGATGTCAATGGCGATGCCCCAGTTGTGGTTGCTTGTTCCTGGCACGGCCATCGGTGCCATGCCTTTCTTGAGATACCAAAGTTTCCCTTGGTAGATCCTTGGCTTCTGCTTCATCAACTTCTTGTTCGGTGTGAGCGTGTGCCGCTGGAAGAACCCATACTCCTGGGTCTCCAAACTTCGGTAGGTGTCGGCCATAGATGTTGGTGCCAGGTCGATGCCATCTTTGTTTGCTGCCGCGTCCATCGCTTCGTATGCGTCAGCGGCAAGGTGATGCAGTTTGCCTTTACCTTCAATCGTGCGCAGCAACGCAGCAGGTATCTCTCCTGACTTGCATCCCTTTAAATCTGAAGGGAGTGTCACCTTGACGATCGGGTAAGGCTTCACCACTACTTCTTGCCGTTGCTGAACGCTTCTTTGATTTCGTCGCTGGTGAGTTCACCGTCGGTTGATGCTGAGGCAAGTTTTTGGACGACTTCGAGGACGGCCATTGCGCCTGCCAAGATGGCGGCTTTGCTGACCGACACTCCGATGACGGCTCCACCGGTGACGGCTGGGAGAGCTCGTGCCAGGAACAGGGAGAAGAGCCGTTGGCCCAAGTCCAAGAATCGTGCGATGGTTGCGTTCTGTTTGATACCCATGTCAGTTGTCATCTCCGTCGTCTCCCTGTGTTGCTGTTCCTGCCAAGTGTAATGCAAGAGACAGAATCGTGAAGAACAACGCCCAGTTCTGAATCGACCCGGACAACGTCATGATGGTGATGGCGGATGCACCCAGGGTGAAACCCAGGGCGAGCATCTCGTTGCCAATCTTTTTGAACATCAGTTATTCCGTCTACGCAGGCTCGCTCCAACAGCCACCATTGTAGAAGAAACTGCCACCAGTGTCCTTCGTTCTTCCACAGGAATCGTGGAGCCAACCATCACATAGGAATCAAACAGTCCGGTGAACACGTTGATGGCCGCCTCGAATGCTTCACGAACTTTCTTCGGTGCTTCTTGCACCGCGTCCACGATTGCTTCACCTTGCTCGGCAGTCAACTCCTCAACGACGACCGCTTCAAAGATTGCTTCGGCCTGCTCCTCGGTGACAACTGCCAAGACTTCTGAGGTTGTGGCAAGTTGTGTGGCCTGCTCGGTGGTCGGTGTCGTGGCAAGGATTTGTTCCACCGCTGCCACAATCTGCTCAGGTTCAAGGATGGCGACATCGGTGAGCAGCTCTTCTACGAACTCATCCACTTCTTCTTCGATGCTAGTTTCGGGCAATGCTTCTGTCTCTGGCTGCTCTGGTTCTGATGGCTCCGGCAGCGTTGTGGTTGTGGGTGCTGGCTCGGTGGTTGTTGATTGAGGAGGCACAGTTACAGATGGCAGAGTTGTCTCGGGAACTAGATCAACAAACAGAGTCGTCGTAGTTGATTCGGTAGTCGTAGTCGCAGGCTCGGTCGTAGTCGTAGTGGTGGAAGTCGTAGTCGTAGGCGGCTCAGTAGTCGTAGTTGTGGTGGTAGCCGGGGCGACGTAGACGGTCGTGGTTGTCGTGGTGGTCTGCTCGGTCGTAGTGGTCGCAGGCTCGGTCGTGGTGGTCTGCTCAGTCGTGGTGGTTGCAGGCTCAGTCGTCGTCGTCGTAGAAGTGGTGGTGGTTTCTGGAACGGTGGTGCTAGTCGAAGTGGTGGTGGTTGGTGTTGAGGTTTGGGTGAACGCTTCGTCGGGAACTATTGACCAGCCTTCGTCGTCAATGTTCCAGGCGAGCATGATGCAGGACGCCCCGCCGTGCTCATACATCCACACTTCGATCGGCTGGATGCCCGCCTCAATGTCTAGTTGTCCTGACGGTATCCAGGAGCAGCCCTGGTCAAACCAATACTCAAACTCGTTGCCGCCGATGTTCGCATAGCCACCGTCATCTGTAGCCAACCAGAACTCAATCGTTGTGTGTTCAGGGATGTCGATGTAGCCAGTCATGTGAACCATGAACAAGTCGCCTGTGCAGCTCTCGTATGGTTCGCCGTCGTAACTGCGGTTGATGTTGTTCTCTGTCTCGGTTCCGCAGATCGGATACTCGCTGGTGGAACGGAGCGGTGGTATCTCGTCGATGGTGTAGTAGGTGGTGGCAAGACCTGGTTGCGGGTCTGCTTGTGCGGTAGTCGGCCAGAAGGCGAAGAAGACTGCCGGTGCGAGTATCAGCCAGCGAAGGCTGTTAGAGAGGCGCATCCTCAACTACTGGTGGTGCGCTGAATGTGTCGGTGGCTGCGTCGTATGTAAAGCCGATGCCTGCGTAAACGCCACGAAAGTTGGCGTGATACGAAGTCTGCTTCCATACGCCAGTCAAGCCGAGTGACGCAATGAACGCTTGACCAACTGCTTCTGATGCAGGGAAGTTACCGCCACCACAGTCGTCGTTTGAGATGACGATGACATTGCGTACGATGCCATCGGATACTTGTGCGAAGTGAGCCATTGTTAGACCTTGAACCTTATGTAAGCGACACCTGAGCCACCTGCCGCTGCTGCGAGACCATTACCACCACTATCCCGTGTGCCACCACCGCCACCACCACCAGTATTCACAGTTCCAGCGACACCAACATTGGTTTGTCCTCCTGCGCCTTGACCTCCACCACCAGTACCACCAGTACCCCTTGAGCCGCTTTGTGAACCGCCGCCACCACCACCGCCGCCGCCACGAATAGTAGATGCGCCACCAATAAAGGTATTTACTTCTTCGCCTGCTCCACCGTTCCCACCGTTACCACTAGAAGCGTTTGTGCCAACAGCACCAGCGCCACCGCCACCTCCACCACCTAGCCCGTTGCCAGCACCATTGCCACCTGCGAAACCTTGATTCGGCACAACAGATACACCACCCGCTTGTGACGACAGACTTGCACCGCCACCACCAGAAGCACCATTGCCTCCCACATTTCCTGAAAGTGCGCCTCCGCCGCCTACACCAACTGCAATAGAAGCAGTAGTTGAAGCGCCAAACTTGTTCACTGCACCACCAGCGCCGATAGTCACCGTCGTGTCTGCTGAAAGATAAATAGTGCCACTATCAACACCACCGCCACCACCGCCACCACCCGCTCCGTCACCAGCATCAGTAGAACCACCGCCGCCGCCGCCGCCGACCATCAAAACATCAAACAACCCAGCCTTCGTCACCGTCAAAGTGCCTGTCGCTGTGAAAGTCAGCAGCGTGTAGTTGACCCCGCCGACTGTGATACTGCTCGACGTGCCACCTGTGGCTACACCGTAACCTATGCCACCGCTAGGAAAAAAAGTGAAGACCGACGCCGACGTTGCTACGAGTGTGCCGCCTCCATGTTGCGCGATCACTAGGGAGCCTGCTGTGTTGATGGTGACGCCTGCGCCGGCGGTGACGGTGGTTGCGCCTGCACCTTTGTTGGCGATGAAGATGGTGTCGCCCGTTGCGAAGACCGAGTTGTTGATGGTGACGGTGTTCGCCGAGGCGACGTTCATCACGATGCGTTTGCCGACATCTCCGACGAGCGCAACATAGGACGCGGTCTGATCGTTTATCGGGAGTGTCGTGATGGCGTTTAGTTGCGCAGCGGTGAGGACTTGACCCTGCGTGAATGGGAATGGTGTCGTCATACGGGGATTATCCTAGCCCAACGTCAGCGTCGTCAAGTTCACTCGTATCCAGAATGAACTGGGTAATCAGTTGGGCTTGACCCAATCCCAATGAGACACGATGCGTCTGAGGTGAGATGTCGTGGGAGATGCTCTCCACGAACATTGTTTTGGTGACGGTCGCAGGCGACCCGGTCGTGTACGTCTTGGTGATGGCGACCAGGTCTCCGATGTCGAGTGTGGACACATCCTGCCCGGCAGCAGGAGACAACCCGTTCAGTGTCACCCCAATCTCGTTGAATCGGAACACAGGGTTCTTGTATTTGTCCAACAAGTTTTGGGCTAGGGCCGTACCAGCTGCGAGGGTGTCGAGAGGCAGGTCGGACAGGCTGAGGGTGGTGACACCGAACTCGGTGGATGATGTCGTGTCCACCGCAGTTGCCACCGACAAACCTTGCACACCGACCTGGATGCGGTTGTAAAGCGTCTCGGCACCGTAGCCGACGGACAAACTTTGGTAGGCGTAGGCGGTGCCTGCACTGTCGGAGAATGACATGATGGCGGTGGAGAACGAGAAGCCGATGCGCGGCTGGAACACTGCGGTGCCACCACGGTCTATGAAGAATCGTCCGTCTTCCGAGACCGCTACTGCGTCGAGTGCGTTCTTGACGTTGTCGTTGTTGTCGTAGGCGACTGTGCCGAGGGTGGCGACACCGGTGGCGATGCTGCGTAGAGCGGTGGAGAATGCGACCTCGGGGCGGTCAAGGATGGCGGTGATGCGATCCGATGACAGTTCCGATGACGGGTTGAACGCGACGAGGTTGGTGCGTGCCAGGGTGGAGAGATCGTCGGTGCAAGTGACCAGGGCGAACGAGTTGTTGGGTTGAACATAGTCGATGTCGAGGTCGTTGATGCGGCCGATGAACAGCGGTTCTTGTCCTGCGGTGCCACCGTAGATTTGCACGAAGCGTCGTGGGGCGATACCGAACCCGCCTTGGAAGTAGGTGGATGCGGTGTTCGCCGGGTCGAAGGAACGGTTGGATGCTTTGTCATCGAGCACGACGGTGGCCTGCCCGATGGACATGGTGTCCAACTGGGTTTGCCGGCCACGTTTGATGTTGACACTCAACACGAACTCGGTGACGTCAGCAAAGTCCACGTTCCCATCCAGCACATCAACGCCGTTGAGCGTGGAGGAGTCAAGTGTGAACGCATCCTGGGTCAGCCCAGTGTCCAACAGAATCTTGTATGTCTGACCCCAGATGGCTGTCTTTGCCATCGGCTACACCGAGTATGTTCCGTAGGCGCGATTCAACTGGTCAAGATAATCCTGAATCTCCTGAGCAACCTGCAACGGATTCACGATACTCGAGTTCACTGTGATCTCCACCTTGTTCGTGTTCCCAAACTTACCCAGGTTGGTTGGAGCTGCTGCAGTAGCCCCAAGAACAGGGACCGTAGGAATGTTGACGGTTTTTCCTGCCGCATCTGCTGCCGTAGTCAACTCACGGTATGCGGTAGCCAAAGCCTTGATAGCAGTCTCTTCAGCGTGGATAGCGTCGCTCAAACGGTAGGTCGCTTCTTCTTGCTTTTCTTTGGCATCGTTGACCGCATCAATCAACTCACGGTATGTAGCCGAATCTGGTAGGGCACCATTGACAATCTCGTTCAAGTTCTGTTGAGCGGAAGCCAGCGTGTTCGTTGCCTCAATCTGAGAATCGGTCGCATCAGCAACCCGCAACTTGGATTCTGCCAATCGAATCTCCAACTCACGAATACGTTGTGGTGTTGACTCAGGATCTAAACGAGCGTCAGCCAATTCTTTTTCCGCATCACGAACAGCGAACACGGAATCCTCCACCGCATAACCGGCACGCTCCCGGTCACGTTGCGCACGAAGCAACGCACGTTCAGCATCCTTAGCCTGAGCCGAACCAGCCCCAAACCCCGCTACCGCCTGATTGAAGGCGTCCTGGGCGTCTGTCAACTGCTGGTTCGCCTGATCCAACGACTTGACTGCCGACGCACGGTTGCGTTGAGCCGATGTCAATGAGCGTTCGGAGTTGGCGGTCTTGTCAACTTGCGAACGGTACTCTTTCAACTTCTCACCGGCTGTCTTCACCGAACCACCAACCGAGGTAGTGATTTTGTCCAACGCAGCACTTCCAGAGGTGCTCTTGATGAGGCTGCCTTCGAGCCGGTCAAGTCGGTCTTGAACGATTACCGTTGACCCGGTCAACTTCAAGAATGATGTATCGGTATTGCGGACCGCAACACGCAACGCATCAAACTTGCCAGGCAGTTCAGCGGTCGTGTCTATCAATTTTTGTTCGGCGACATCAAGAGCAATAACCAATGCCGATGATTTCGCAAACCCTATGACGTTGCCCGTGACGGCAGACAATGCCGCCGCAACCAAGCCAAGGTTCTGTACGAGGTTGACAAGTTCGCGGCTCGTTTGTAAGACCGCCAGCGTCACCGTCTCAAACGTGTCAATTCCTTTGAGCCCTAATTCGCCGAGTGATGCGATGGCCAGCAACGCGGCCTTCTTGAAACCTTTTTCACCTAACTGTTCGGCAAAGATTTGGATTGCCGGGAGGATGTTGTCATTGATGAACGTGACAAACTTCAAGAAGAACGGCAGCAAGATTTGTCCGAGGGTTGCGGAGATGTTGTCAAACTGCGCTTTGAGGATTCGTTGCTGGTTGGCTAGTCCGTCTGAAGTTCGAGCAAAGTCTCCTTGTGCGTCTGAGGTTTGCTGGAAGATGACCGAACTAGCGGCAAGCACCTTTTGTTGAGCTGTGAGAGCTCCGTTGCCGTCGTAGATCCCCATCTCAAGTGCAGCCGCTTTGAGGGCAGCGTCATTGAGTAGAACACCGAACCGTCGGATGGGTTCTGCTTCGCCACGCAACGCAGCACCGATTGCTTGGATTGCCTCCTCTGGGCTGGCGTTGTTGAACGATGCAAGGTCGGAGGCCAGCGTGACGAACTTTGTGGAGAACTCGGCAAGGTTCCCGCCAGATAGCCCGGCTGCTTTACCGAAGATACCGAACGTCGCTGCCGCATCAATGGCCTGCTGTTTGGTTTGACCTAGAGCAACTGCCGCCCCAGTAGCGAACAGTTCAATCTCTTTGGATGCTTGACCAAAGATTTGCTGGCTTTTGGCAAGCGTTTCGTTGAGGTCGCTTGCACGTTGAATGGCGATGAACGAGGCTGCTGAGAACGCGCCGATGGCCGCTACGCCAACTGCCGCAATCTTCTGGAAGACATCAAACCCTTTACGCAGTCCACCGAACAGTTTTTCGCTGAACTCGTCCTGGAGGTTGCGACCCTGTTTCTGGAGTTTCTTGAATGACGCTATGGCGTCGTCAGAGTCGCCAAGGATGCGGATGAGAAATGTACGTTCTGCCGCCATGTCACGGCAATTCTACTCTTAGTCAGTCAGCGCATTTTCCAGACTTAGCAGGTCGTTGTAGATCAACTCAAGGGACTCCCGTTTCGTCAACCCTTCGTATCGTGACATGTTCTTGGGTCGAGTCCAGAAGTCCTCGCTCAAGAACTCCGATGGTCGTCGCAACGTGCGAACAACCTTAGAACGGTCACGCGGGGTTGATACATGGAACACTCGTGCCGGTTCGGTGATGCAGTTGATGGTCGGGTCAAGCATCCGACCGCCCTGGTAGCGAACCTCAAACGGCATCTCTGCTGCGTGTTGTGGGAGGTAGAAGATTCGTGCCGGGTCTTTGGTTGCTGGGTCGGCTGGGAGTTGTAGGCGTACAACAGTTTCTTGCCAGACGGTGTTCCACCATTCGACTGGGACTGGTTCGCTGAATGGGATGACGACGTGCCAGTGAGGGTTGTCGTCACGATGCGACCAGGTGGTGTAGGCACAGTAGGTGATGCCGTCAAGTCGTGCCTGCTCGAATCCTTGGCCGTCAAGGTCGGCTACGAAAGCGTGGACGGATAGGACGTTGGCGTTGCCTCGACTGGTGCGCTCGATGTAGGTGACTGGCGAGTAGAGGTCGCCTTTGGATTTGTCGTCTCGTTCTTTGTGATGATGCAGCAGGTCAACGAACTGCATCCAGTCATCGGCGAACGGTTTTGACCAGCGTGATTGAACGGTTGGGAATCTAACTACAGAGAACATTGGCGGGCCTCCTAGGTTCAGGTTAGCGGGTTTGGTTGCCCGCTCCAAGTCACTTGAATAGCTCCTTTTTCATTACGGTTCTGATGGCTCGTAGGTACTCCTCGGCGATGTTCTTTTTTTCTTTGCGGACAGTCGGCCAGAAGAAGTATCCCGATCTGCCACGATGACGCAAGAACTGGTTGGTTGCCTTACGGGCACCGCCACCGAACTCGGCACCGAAGAACACTTGGCCGCGGGTCACTTTTGCCGCAGGTTTGCGTCCTCGGTTCGGACGACTCCTCGAAACAAAACCAGTCTTGCTTGCCAACTTGATGGTCGGTAGGCGGTCGCTTTGGGCACGCATACCTTTCATGACTTCTAGTGCTTGTCGTGACCTGGTCACCGACGCTGCCTCCTTGACCGCTTCGTTGACAAGAAGTTGCGCTACAGCTTGACCTGCTTTGCGCATCTCTTTGTTGAAGTTGGGTTCAATGCGTTGAAGGTCGTTGAGGATGTCGGTGAGACCCTCGACTTGGATTGCGACACCGATTTTGCTCTCGTCACGACCGCCACCGGGCAGTTTGTCCGAGATACGAAGTGCACTAACTAATGCCACATCAGCCTCGGTATGGAGTCGGATTGGTCTTCACTGACTTCCATCTTAGGTAAGCCAACATCGTGTAAAGCATTCTCGGATTTTCAGCCAGCAACACTGACGGGGCGATACCCGTCTCAACCGCCAAGTAGGCGATCAACCAGTGGGCTGACTCTTCCCCAAAGGGACAATCCGGGCGTCTGCGCCACCGAGCTCCAATTCCTCGACGGTGAGATTCCAAGCATCAAACTCAAGCACTGTTTGCTTGTTGCGTTTTTCTGCGTGCCAAGCAATCCAAGCAAGATCGGATAAACGCAACTCTGTGTCCATCTTGGCTACCGATTTGTTGTGCACGTTCTCGAATGCAATGAAATCAGAGAACTGTGCGATGACAAGTTTTCTGGTGCCGCCTTCATAGACGACGGTCATGGGCAATTTCATTTTCTACCTCCGCAGGTAAGGGTTGATGTTATTACGCGACAGCCTTGGTGATTCCGCCCGAGATTGGGAACGTGACGTCTGCGGTGGCGAGTTCGCCGACTGCACCGTTCACTGGTGTCCACTCGGTTACGAGCACGCTGAATGTGTAAGAAGGGTTGGCCGACGAAGCAGCAGCAGTTCCGTTTGGCTTCACGACGCAGGTGACTGCGGTTGAGCCGACGAGTGGGAAGAACAATCCGTCGATGGCGTTGTAGTCGTTGTGAACCGACAAGGTTACTGAGTTGTCAATCAAGCCGGACACGCGAGTCACAGCCGACGATCCGAATGCGGTTGTCGCAACTTCAGCGGCCGAGGTGCTCAGGGTTACTGATGCGACGTTTCCCGAAATGTCGGTGCCGTTGAATACCACGTTGACGTCTTTGAGGACTAACTTTGCCATGATTACTTGTCTCCTGCCTTATCGGCTGTTGAGGATTTCTTGGAAGATTCTTCGACTGGCGTGATGATGCCTGCCGCAATCAACAACTCTACATTGTCAATCCCGCTGCCGTCCACATGACCGCCAGGCTTTACGCCGCTGACCGGGAAGGGTCCAGATACCAGATACTTTGCCATGGTCTAAGCGTACACGGTCACTTGAAAGTCAACGCTGAGGTAGGTCGTCTCGTTCGCATCAAAGTTCTGGATGTTCCTGGCTGAAGTGCAAATCAGGTCTTGGACTATGCCACCGAGTGTGCGGTCTGCTTCAATCGCCCGACGAACTGACTGCGCACCGTCGTATGCCACAAAGCCGTCAAGCTTGTCCTGAGCGGCACGCTCCGACGATCGCTGGACAACTACCGTGACAGTGAACTGGTTGACGACGTTGCCTGCACCCATCGCCCCGTGATACGTGATTTCCTCCAAGGTTGCGAAGGCGAACGGTGGGTTGACTTGATCTGGTTGATAGTCATAGGCCCGCAACCCGGGGATGGTCTCAAGGGCAACCTTGAGTGCGTCTTTGATTTGGCTTGGTGTTGCAGGCATCAGGCAAACATCCGCATCCGTCGATACGGCTCAACCAACTGAGCCATGTCAGGGTCAAGGAA